TTAGCCAAGCACTCAAAACGCACCTACATCAATCACTTCACCCCTAAACTGAATCTGGTCTTCATCAAATTTATGGACGAGTTCAGGCCATAAAAGCTGACCATTGAAGAAGTTTAACACTGCAAATCCACTTCTATGATTGCTAGGGTTTATCTCGGCATAAGTAAACTGTGGCCCATCAGTCTCAGCAAGTGTTCCTGTATCTACTCCGTATCTACATCCGTTGTAATCAGAGAATGGAGTGACCTTTAGTGAGTGCAAGTGTCCAGTAACTATTGACACACCAGCGTTAACTGTATTGTTGTGAGTGGCATGAACACCACCTTTATATCGGTGCTTAACAATGACGCTTTCGGTAGGCCATACTGCCCAACAAAACTCCCAATCTAAGAAGTGGTCTGTCAGCTTAAAGCCCAATACTTCTTTGTACTGTGGTGCGTGTTGCGCTAAACGATTACCAAATCTAACATCGTGATTACCCCATGTCCACAGTAGCTTTACATTGTGTCTAGCAGCTTTGGCGGTTTCCTCTATCTCACCCAACGCAGCTTGCGTAGCTTTTAACTCTTGAATGACAGTGGTTGCTGGTTGGTCACTTACATCATGCCTTGATATAGAAGCACCATCAAACGCATCTCCGTTACAGATGATAGCTTTGGGCTTAAACTCTTGGATAGCCCATAGAAGCCCTTTAAAGGCTGTTGTACGCTGACTAGGAATAAAGTGGGCATCTGAGAACACAATAACTGTTCCGTCCAGTATGCCAAGTTCTACTTGCTTTAAAGGAGAGAAAGACTTAGGTCTGCTTTTGTTATACAAATCACCTCGATGGTCTTTCGCATTGAGGGTCATGTTGTATTCTTTTTCAATCCACCTTCTGCGTAGATGGACTGCCCTATTATTTATTCCAAGGTGTTCTGCCATTCTTTGTGCAGACTGAAGTTGACCCCATAACTGGATAAACTCCATGTCACTACAAGTCTCGTTATGTGCGCCCATTGGAATCCTTAGATAGCAATTTCTCTAACAGATTGATTACACGATGCTCTTGCATCTCAATGTCTTCATCTGACGATTTAGGGTCTGTAGCTACACACATCAAGTCATAAAGAAAAACATGAAGTAACTCGTGTAGTGCAGTCTTGTCTAAACTATCTGGTGTTATCTTTTCAGCACCAAAGTCACCAAGTCGGTAGGTAGCCAATCTAGCTGTCTGGTTAAACTCCACAGAAGCCATTGCTGCTTTAGCTGGCTTCATTCCTTTTTCAATTCTCCAATCACCAAGACTCAGCACTTGTTGCCACTTTTTGACACTTTGTGCAAACAGTTCTACATCTTGTTGAGAGGGTATGTTAGCCATTTAATATGTCCAAGGCATGATTGATATGCTTTATCCTGTCATCCAATCCTATCGTGCCTCCGTTAATCTTTTTTGTCATTAGTGTGAAATCTTGTCTATCAGCAAACTGATTTATCTTATGGGTGTTCCAGAACCAGCCAGCAGTCATTGCAGCATACTTAGGGGTAGCCACTAGGTCTGGTTGCATTACAAAGTCCTCACCACAAGCCTGACCTGCGTGAAAATAGTTCGCATGGCCTGTCAACTGGATACACCCTCTGCCTCGGAAACGATAACCATCACCAGACGCTTCGTCCCTGTTGCCCATCCTAGAAGAATAGACTTTGTTAGCAATCTTCTTAGGATTCCTAGCGTATTCGTTAGCTATCTCAATTGTTGGAAACCTAGACTTCCATAACTTCATTAGGGTTTCAGCACGATAGTTTAGGTTTTCTTCCAAGACCTTAAAGTTAGCGCACTCATGTCCACATTGCCCAATAAACGATGCTTGTCTGACAGGTGTAGATATATCGAAACGCTGAAAAGTCTCGTTAAGTGCGTCAACCCACACAGGGTCAATGTGCATCTTTTTTAGGTGTTCACTTGTTACCATTTATCAAATCTCTCATCTGTTGATACGAGTCCACACACGCATTGAGTGCAGCAGTATTCCTATCGCCTTGGGCAACTATTTCTGCAATTGCGTCAATGGTTGCTCTTTCGGCATCAGAAGCTGTGTCAGTCGGTCTGTCAGGTTGACTGGTTGCTTTTGAATCTGCGCTGGTAGAGGAGGAACTTGAGGAGGCTTGTACGTTACTGGAGGGGCAGAGGCGCAGCTTGCCAGCACGATTAGCGACAGCAAGGGCAGTAGTCTTTTGATTGATAGCATTGGTAGCCTCCTGTAATTTGACAGATTGTTGATTAAGTTTCTCACTCATGTTTTGCTCGATTAAACGAGCCTCATCATTTTTTTTGGCAATGGCTATCTTCATGTCGCCATCACGCTCTAGCCATCCATAGTGGTGTCCTACTCGGTATGTACCAAAGAGAGATACCAAAACACCCACGATTAACCAAGGAAGTGGAATAGGTAACATTAGTCAGTCTCTTTTCTAGCTTGTGCTAATTGTTCTCGCTCGTCATCATCCTCTAGCAAATCTGGAGGAGTAGTCGGAGGAGGAGGAGGAGTCCATGATTCATCTAAGTCTGGATTCTTCCAAATTGGCATTGCACCGAATGGTTGACTAGGCAAACCATACGCAGATTGCGGAGGGGCATAGGAGGAGTTAAAACCACCCTGATAGCCTCCATAGCCCATTGGCTGACACATTGGCTGTGTCGGAGGATTAAACGCTCTGGAGACTGCGCCAGCAGCCCTCTTAGTCATAACACCACCAATACCGCCAACAATTAGTAGAACAATGTCGTTCAGCATCTTGGTATAGGCTTGGTCAATCGGGGCCATGCTCTTAATTGGCTGAGTCACAAAAGTGACAGAGTAAAGCAAAGCAATCACAATAAAGCACAGGATACAGGTCACGACAATGACCACAAAACCCCACACACGAACTTCAAATTCTTCAGTTGTTAGGTTTGGTTTCTGGCTGGATATCATTGACTTTTTTCTCCAAGATTGGTGCTACCAGATATTCTGGGCATTGTTGCGTAAACAAGCACTTAGGCTTTTGACATTCCTCTGCATGGAAGTGGTCAGGGTTTTGGCATTTATACCGATACCTGTCTTCACAGCCAGTTAACAGTAAAAGAAGCAATAAATATCTCATTTACCTAAACCAACCCTTCCAAGTAAGAGATTAACAATCTTGTCCGACAAATCGTCAGGTAAGAACTTCAGAAAACCTAGAAACCACAATGCCACACATCCGTAAACGAATATCTTGAGGCACAAGTCAAAGGTCTTCTGGTATTCATTCACCGCCCACACCTTTTAGTGGTATCGCAAAACTCCATAAGTTCGTAGATACCAATGCCAACCAAGAACAAAACAAAAGCCACACCACCAATAATCATGGCTAACTCTTGCATTTCTTCTTCTTTTTCTTTAGCCTTTTTATCTGCTCTCTCTAAAGCCCTAAGTTCTCTGGCATCATCTATGTCCATCTGGTCTTGGCGGGATTTGATTTTGTTCCAAACGTCCACCTTGCCAGTAGTCATAAAAAGCAGTTTTAACTCATCCTCAAAGGCTCTGGCTTGCTCTAGTGCCATCTCAATCTGGAGAGCAGTCCCCATGTTTGAGCCTTTACCCTTCTTCGCTTCAATCAATGCCTTAGTAGCTGTACTCTTGGCATCAAACATCTTGCCAATCATGGGTGCAAGAGAACCTAAGTCATTGGCTACCTTACTAGCCTTCTTGACCATGCTGATTGCTGACTGTATGCCAGCTAGGGCTGTCATCGGGTCTATCATTTCCGTTCTACCTTTTTCCATTCAATACAGTAGACTTTTCGGTTGTAGACATCTCCAACCCAAACCCACTTAACACATCTGTACTCAATAGTTACAGCCAACAAAAACGCTAGTACCATGCCCACACAATAATGTAGACACACCAAATGACAGTAATGCAAAAAAGGACTGCGGTAGTAATAGCCACAGCCCAATCGTTCATTTTTTAATCCAAGTCTGCCAGACAGCACCAGCAGCCATAATTAACGCACCAACCCATAGAATAGGCTTTGCAGCAGAAGCAACCCACCCCAATACTTTAAAAGCCCCATCAAGAGCCTTTAAAGCATCTACAAGACCGCTTGTGTTCTTGTCTATAGAATCCACTTTATTCTCAACTGCAAGCAGTCTTTCGTAGATTTGTTCGTGAGTTACTTCTTGTGTCATGGCTTGTCAGGATAAGTTACTGTCCAAGGGAAACCTTCTTGCGCTGTAATGTCACGCAAGGCTTGACGATATGTTGCCCATACTGTTTTGTCAACAGGTGCGTCTGCTACTTGAGTCCAATCACACTCAGCTAACTTAGCATCACGAGTCTGACGAACACTCTTAGCCTGTTCAGCATCTTTAGTGGCTTTGTAAAAAGTCTCATGCTCAAGGGCTGTAGTTGTTACGCCCTCAACAGTAGTATCTACAAAGACAGGGCCAAGCACATACTTTGTGTACCACTTACCGTCAATCTGCTCAACACCAGAGGCTTGTGAGTATTGGTAAACAGTACCGCCTGTAGCTTGTGCGCCTTCAAAGACTACATCAGCACCCAAAGCCTCTAAGACTTCAGTTGTTGTTGCGTCCCAAGATGGGCCACCATTAACTTGTTGATATGCACGAAATTCTGCTTCGTACATTACTGCGCCTGTTGATTGAATTCTGATTTGCATGATTACTCCTTAAAGTCTTGCGGCTCTATCAGCCAGTAATTTACAGAACCGCCATCACCTTCAAGGCCAATGGCTTGTCCGTTGTCTAGCACCATTACATCAATTTCCCAGACATTGTTATTGAAAGTGTCATTGACTACTTTACGGATGTCCACAGCTGTTACCTTGTGCGTTTGCAACAGGCTCAGGACTT